TAAAGAGTTCCCAGCAATTAACCAGGTTTTTGTTAAGTAAAATACTTAACAAAGTGGGCTTACACCACAGGAAGCAGAACGTTTACCTCCGCAATCAAAAATCAAGATGTTTTGTTCACCTTTTTTGTCTAACCCATACGCAATTGCAGCAGCCGTGGGTTCGTTAATAATACGTAATACATTTAAACCCGCAATTGTACCAGCATCCTTGGTAGCTTGACGTTGAGAATCATTAAAATAAGCAGGAACTGTAATTACAGCATCTGTTACTTTATTTCCTAAATATGCTTCAGCGGTTTCTTTCATTTTTGTTAGTACCATAGCACTAATTTCTTCTGGGCTAAATGTTTTATTTTCTCCTTTAAATTCTACATTAATAAATGGTTTGTTGTCTTTATTTATAATATCATACGTTAAATGTTTCATAGAATCCTTAATTTTTGGGTCATTAAATTTGTGTCCAATAAGACGTTTTGCATCAAAAATAGTGTTTGTAGTATTACTACTTAACATTGTCTTTGCAGCATCTCCAATTAAACGTTCTTTATCTGTAAAAGATACAATCGAAGGTGTTGTTCGATTGCCTTGATCATTTGCAATAATTTCTACATGATCATTTTGCCAAACCCCCACACAGGAATTTGTTGTTCCTAAATCAATACCAATAGCGTTACTCATAATTATAATAACTGTTAATAACTATTTTTTAAACCCATAAGTTTTTAAAAATTTAATATATAAAGAAAATAATAATTTAGTTACCTTGATGCATTGAAAATTGAGATCCTGATAAATTTTTAGCATCTATCCACGGACTGTCTTTTTGGAACATAGTATTAATACCAGCAATAGATAACAAAGGTTGTTGGTCATTTTGTTCATCGTCAAATGTTTTGGTGACATAACGATATTCAATAGTAGGTGGAGGGCATTGTAAATTATTTTGAACATAGCCTACAGCAACTAAAATAATACCTGCCATTGCAAGTAATAGAATAATGGTCTTCATACTATTCAATTAGAATTTATTTTTAATTATTTATTATAATCTTTACATTATAAAATACACACATAATATTCAATCGTATGTGTACTCTAAACAATGAATGATCTTTTTATCAAGTGTTTTTGTTTTTATTATTGACCTAAATTTAAAGGACAGGAGGAGGTCCTGATCCTCTGATGGGTCTTGTGTTGGTTCCTGCATTGGTTCCTACATTGGGTCTCCGAGGGGTAGGAGGACATTTATCATTAGGTCCTTGACCAGAGATAACTTCACCAATCTTATATCTTCCACCAATATGAACATTATTGTTAGGTTGGGTCATTTTAAGAATAGGTTTATTATAATTTCTAAATAGGTATCGATTTTTTTTTGACCCAATCAAAAGCACTATTGGGACCTCCAAAATCAGGTTTTTTTGTGGGTTTTAAGACACTAAAACTTGCTTGAAAATTCTTAACAATACAATCAGATTCAGTTTCAATCATATAATTTTCTTGAATGTTCTCTTTTTGGTCTATAAATATGTTATCTTTTACATTTCTATTTATTTTAGTATAATGTGTAATTAATCTTTTTTTTGAAGGCATTTCTTCCAGAACACCTGAATATTTAGTTTTCATTATTATTATTTGTGTTTAAGTTCCAAACCTATACACAAACAAATAATGATGTATGTTTTATGTTTGATAAAATTAATTTTCAATTTTTTTTCTATAAATTTTATAAAAATATACAAGCTATAAATAAAAAAATAAATTCAATGACTTGTACAATTGTTTCCATTATAAGAACATGTGTCGATATTCTGTCTTTTTTTACACCTTTGCACATTTAAAACGCCGACTTAACGACAAAAAAAATAAACAAAAATGTAAAAATTTGGTTAGTATCCGTCTTGAAACGGATATGAAGTTTTATAAGGTAAGAAAGAATTATTTTGCTTATAGCTTAAACGATTGTCATCGTAATAATTCAAACCTTTAATGAACAAATCTTTATAGACCTCTTACTATTCATTGCTAATATTATATTTTGATATTTCTTTAAGTGGTAATTATTTAAAAATCAGCGTTTTAAATGTGCAAAGGTGTAATAAATGAATAAAAAATACCAATTCCTCCTAATATACATATAATTTATTGCATTATTAAAGAAATATAACATGTATCATATATTATTATATGACCAATATATGATAAAAAATATAATAAAAATCTATTATTGATTATTATTGTTATTATTATTGTTATTGTTATTATTGTTATTGTTATTGTTATTGTTATTATTATTGTTGTTGTTATTGTTAGGTTTATTAATTTTTCTTTTATTAGAATTATTTATAACATTGTTATTAGATTTTTTAGGTATTAGATTGGTATTCATACCATTGTTATTAGATTTTTTAGGTGTTTTATTACCAGTGTTAATTGGTTTATTGATGACAACATTATTTTTTTTAATTGTTTTTTTTTCTTCATTATTCAACATTTTCTTCTCTTTTAAACGAATTGACCTCACATATTCAAAATCTTTTGTTAAAAGTTTATGTCTTTTGGGCTCACCTTTTGCATAATTACGAATTAAACCAATATGACGCTGTACTTTTAACGCACCATATTGTTCAATGGCTTTATCAAGTGCTTTTTTGCGTTCTTTAAATGAATTACTTTCTTTGTAGCCTTGATTTGTTAGAAAACCTTTATTTTCTACTTTAGGTAATACTTTTTTAGGTTTAATTGCTTTACCAGGTTTTCCCATATCTTTTGTACATGTTTGTTTAATGTATTTTCCTTTGATATGACTTCCGTTTTTTTTGTTGTAAGTTTTGCGATAATAACCATCTCTTACAATTTGGTTTATTCTACATTCAGGTTTTGAAGGCATTATATTATTTAAAAAGAAAATATTTATTTAAAAATAGTGTTTAATTATAATATAAAATGAACCATCAAGATCTAAATACTATCATTATTGGAAAACCTAAAAAAATATCAGGAGAACGAAATATAATACCAAGAAATAATGGTCCATATTTACATTCCATTAAAATAGAAAATGAAACAGAAAATTTTCATATTAAAAAAGTTCCTAAAACATTGGTTCAAGAAATAATCAATGCACGTAATTTTTAAAAAAATAACGCAAAAAGATTTAGCTATTCGATTAAATGTTACAAAAGATATTATTAATAATATTGAAAATGGAAAAACAAAACAAATAATAAATAAAATCCAAAATATAATAGGTATTAAGTTTAATAATAAAAACAAATAATTTATATATGAATTTAATTAATCATTTTTTGAATTTTACTTATAAAAAAATGTTCTAAATCATCTAAAGAAATACTTTCATATATAGCATGACCAAAAACACTGTATTCACATTTTATATTTTCCATTGAAAAATCATTACATAGTGTAGGGTTATTTTCTAATAAACTTTCTTGGTACAGGTATTTTGAAAAATAAACATCTTCTGGTGTTTTTTCATCGTTTAATTTATAAAAATATTTATTGCATATATATGACATTAATTTAATGTTTCTTAGACTTGTCCCTCCATTACCATTGAAAATACCTTTATTTTGTTGAATATGAAATGGCCATTGTGCGCCTAAATAATTATATTTAAAAAACGAATGATCAAATTTTTTAAAAGCACATGAATCATATTGAAAAATAAGTAGATAATCTTCTGAAAACAAATTCCAAAAGTCTGCATTTTTTAAATAAGAACTATAGTTTTCTATTCCTAAAAAGGGTTTCACATTAATATATTTAAATTCTATGTTTAATTGATCACATACTTTTTTATAAGAATTATAATGTTTTTTTTGACTTATAATATGTACATTCCATTGATTATTAATACTATATTTAAACATAATCAAAATAAAAATAAAAATATCATCAAAACGGTCATCTATAAATGCTAATGTATATTTTTTAGTACTATCATAATTAATTGAAAAATCAATTAAATTATTTAATTGGTAAAAATAATGCGCATTTTTATATAAAATATATTTCCAATATTGATATTTATCATATTGTCCGCAATAATACCAATGATAAATATAAAAATCATTATTATCATATTTTTCATTGATATCTAAATTTTGTTTATAGTAATTTTCATTAAAATGAGGGAATAATTTTAATACTTTTTTAATAGAAGGTATATTAAAGGAATCTTGAAAATTTAAATGTTCAAACTGTTTAAGCTTAATAAAATTGGAATTTTCTTTATTTATTTTATAATCATAATATTTATTATTTTTCACAATTTTAAAATGAATATTAAGTAATCTATGTTCTTTATTTTTAATTTCTAAATAATAATGATTATTTAAGTAAATAAAATTATAAATTAATGAAGATTGATGATTTAATAGATATATAAAAAATCCATTTGTATAAAAAAATGTATTTTTCATAATTATTATTTAATTTTATTTTTTAAATAATAATTGATTTAATTATGGAACTTATTATTTATATATACTATTCGAATTTAAAAGAGTTTAAAAAGAATAGTTACTATAAAATCATTACAAAAAGTAAAATAGGTGAAGGAAGTTATGGCTTTGTATATGAAATTAATCCATCAGTTGTACTAAAAATATTTAAATATCAAACAATTATTAATAAAAATAGTCAAAAACTAATACCATATAAAAATGAAAACAGAGAGCTTGATTTTTTTATGAGTTATATAAAATATCATAGTAATCAAAAATCACCTATTATAAAAATAAAAGCAATTGGTTTAATTAAATCATCAAATATAAAACAAGCCGAATATAATGATCATTATTGTTTATTTTTACCTTATTGTGTACCTATTTCAAAATTATTATATCAATATAAGATGCCACTTATAAATTTAAATCATGGTAAATTATTAACACTTGAATTTATGAAAAAATTATTGGAAATAGAACTTTATTTAAATAATGAATTAAATATTACAAATTTAGATATAAAACTCAATAACTTTATGATTGAAAAAGATAAAGAATTAAAAATAGATAATATAATTGGAATTGATTTTGGATTAATAAAAAAAAGAAATAATGAAAAATATTTTTTTGAAACAAAATATTTTATTTGGCCGTATAAAAAAGAATTAGAATTAGATTATTTACCTTCTTATTCAGTTTGTATAAATGGGTTAATATTATTATTTGGTAAAAATGAAAATGTGTCACTAAATAACACAAAATATTATTTAGAACATTTAAAAGATGATAATGATTATTACAAAATATTTTATAATGGTTTATTACTTAAAATAAAAACAAAAGATTTATTTGAACTTATTAATAAATATATAAAAAAACACAATATTAAACATTAATTGAACCATAATTATCATATTGATTTATGATTAAGCTTTTTATAATATATAAAATAACAAATTAAGATAATAAATATAAATAAAAATCCCAATGAATAATTATGATTATCATAAAAATCTTTATTATCATTACTTTTTTGATTATTAAAAATTAATTTTTTATTACTATATTTTTTATCTAACAATTTTACACCTTTCCTGATTTAAGACGCAGATTCAATATCAAAATTCTAAAAGATCCATCCAGATGAATTATTTTCATAACCTTGAATCAATGATTGAAATAAATATTGCATATATAATTTTTCAATATCTGTTTCATGACTATTTGTAAAATCATTTGTTTGACTACTATTATTATTCAAATAAATAGGTATTGATATAGGACATCTACCGTCCACAGTAGGTTGGGATGACCCTGTTCCAAATGGACATTGATTGACTTTTTGAATGCATTTAATATTTATGTTATTTATTAAATAATAATTGAATAAATTTTTTTATGTATTTATAAAATAGATATGTCAAATATTAATTATACTCTAAAGAATACTAAAAAAGAATTATTAAATATTTTATCAAATTTAAAGAAAACAGAAATTGTTGATATGATTAATCAATATAATACAAATCAAAATAAATTAATAAAAGTAAAAAATAATAATAATTATGAACAACTAAATTATAAAATTATTAAAAAAAATCAAACTAAAAATACAACTAAAACTAAAAATAAAATTAAAAATAAAATTAAAAATAAAAATAATAAATCATCAATAGAAGTTGTGAAAAAAATTATTCATATTCCAGAACAATTAAATAAAATCGAATTTAAAAAATCAAAAGCAAATAATATTGAATATAAAAATATATAAAATATATAAAATATATAAAATATATAAGATAGTAAATAAATAATGTAAAAATTATTTATTTATTTTTATAATTTGAAAAGAGTTTTTTTTCAAATTATAAGTTTTATGTTTTATTTATAATTAATTATTTTTAATATTTTTATTTATTTTAATATTGTTTACTATTAAATGATAAGTGAATTAATAAAAAAAAAGATAAATAAAGCCATTGTTCGTATTGTTGCAGAATCAATAGAAATTAATCCTAATATTCCATTTCAAAAATTAACACCATCTAAAGGACAAGGTACAGGCTTTTTTATTGATAAAAAAGGTCATATTTTAACATGTGCTCATGTTATTAATGAATCAAGAAATGTTTTTATTGAGATACCCCATATATCAAGTTCTAAATATGAATGTGAAATTATATTTTTTGTACCAGAATTTGATATTGCTCTTTTAAAAATTAAGAATTATAAAAATACTGAATATTTAAATTTAGGTAATTCTGATAAACTTATAAGTAGTACTCAAGTTTTTGCGGTTGGATTTCCAAAATCAATTAGTTATTCAAGAGCTAATAATATGAAATATACACTTGGTATTGTAAGTGGTCATCAAGAAGGATTAATTCAAACAGACACAGCAATCAATCCTGGTAATTCAGGAGGTCCATTGTTTTTGAATGATAAAGTTATTGGTATCAATTCACAGAAAATGGTCGGTGGAAATGTGTCAAATATTGGTTATGCTGTGCCTATTAATTATTATCATAATGTAAAAAAAAATAAAAATATAGTAGTAGAAAGACCTTTATTAAATTGTATTATAAATAATATTGATGAACATATTATTAAAAAGATAACAAATAATAATAATGGTATTTATATTTCAAAAGTATTTAAACATTCAATATTTGAAGAAATAAAAGATGATTTTATATTAACAAAATTTGGTGATTATACAATAGATAATTTTGGTTTTAGTAGTAAACGTTGGTTAGATGAAAAAATTCATATATCTAATTTAATTAATTTTTATAAAAATGATGAAACAATTAGCATTGAATATATTAAAGATCAAAAGAAAATAAAAAAAAATATTAAATTAGAACCTAAAAAAAAATTAGTACCTTATTTATATTCAAATTTTGAGGAAATTGATTATTTAGTAGTTGGTGGAGGAATTTTTATGAACTTAAGTTTAAATAATATTATTTCGAATAAGAGATTACATAATAAAATCGATGAAGATAATATATTTGAAGAAAAACTAATAGTAAGTTTTATTTTACCCAATTCAATAATATCTGTTATAAATAATTTTGAAAATGGTGATATGATTTGTGAAGTGAATAATATAAAAGTAAATAATTTAAAAGAACTTAGAAAAGCACTTACTGAAAAATATATGATAAATAAAACAAGAGTAATTAAAATAGTCAATTCAAATCAAAAAACAATTATATTAGATTATAATGAAACATTAAAAATGAATAAATTATTGAAAAAAATATTTAATTTTAATAATAAAAATATAATTAGTAATTAGAATATAATGGTAAGACTTATTTTATTAAGACATGAAAAACGTGAAAATTATCCTGGTTTTTTTTCAAACTTGACAAATGATGGTCTAAAAGATGCGTTTAAATTATCTAAAAAGATCGACTCTCTACATATTGATATTATCTATTGTTCTCCTTTTATAAGAACATTGCAGACCATTTATCCTTATTGTTTTAAATATGATAAAAAAATAAATATAGAATATGCTCTTCATGAATATAAACATAATCCTTATTTTTTATTAGAACCAAATATTTATAATATTGAAGATATAAATAATCCTTATTTAGAATCAATTATTAAAAAAGAATATAAATCCATTGTTCAAACAAATGATTTTAATTATCTTTTTTTAGAAGATGAACCATATTTAAAAAATCGAATACAAAAATTTTTAAATCATTTAAAAAAAAATAAGAAATACAAGAATAAAAATATTCTTCTTGTGACACATAAAGGTGTTATTAATCAAATAAAAAAAATAATTAATAAAAATACAAATATGGATGATGATTTTCAGATGGGTTCTTATGAAATAATCAATTATTAATTTAAAAAACAGCAAATAAATTATCTCCAGCATAAGCACCTTGTAAATTAGAAGAACTATTTCTAAGGTCTGATGTTTCAGCAAATATTTTATCTAATTTACTTATTTTTTCTTCATTATTTTTTTGTGATTTATCTTGTGATTTATCTTGTGATTTATCTTGTGATTTATCTTGTGATTTATCTTTTTTAGATTTAATTTCTTCTGAAACTTTATTTTTACATAATTTGTTATCTTTTATGTATTTATCAACATCATCTTTATGAATATAATTAGATGAATCAGAATGTTCACTTATTTTATATTGATTAATTGTTTTACATTTTTGTGGTTTGGGACAAGTAGGACATATAGGACATATTGGGCAAATTGGACATTTTGGACAAGCTGGTACTTCAGACTTTAAAATATATTTTGATTTATCAATTTTCTCACATGAAGGTATTTCAGATTTTAAAATATATTTAGATATATCAGGACAAGATTGGATCATGTTTTTAGTAGCATAGTTACTAACATCTTGACAAGGAGGAACACTGCTCTTCAATACATAATTTGAAATATCTTTGTTTTTTGTAATATCACAAGTATAACAATTAGGGTTATCATTATTAGTAGTACATGTTCTTTTTTCTTCATGTATACAATCAGCTTCAATTGGTTTTGGACTAAAAGGAGGAACATCATCATCTGGTTTTGTACATTCTTTTTTAGGAGCACTTGAAACATTATCTTCAGGAAGACCCCATTTAAAATATTGAGAAGCACCTTTTGATTGAGAAACAGTTGTGCTTTTTGAAGGATTACTAAATTCTTCTTTTAATATACGCTCTTTTTCACTAATATTTAAAGGACTAAATTCTCCAGCATAAAGACCAATAATAATTAAAAATACAAAAGCGATTAATCCTATATATAATAAATCTTTAGAGGACATCTATAATTAAAAGATATATAAAAAATTTTATTTTATTATTTTAATTTTATTTATTTATTCAGGAATTTTACATCCCCAGCATGGTATATTATCTTTTTTGATATATTTATTAAAGTCGGGATGTTCTTCAATATTATAACTGGATGGCTTACAATAATCATTTGGGTTTTCAAAAAATTTTCTAAATTGAATACAACTTGGGTCATCTTTGTATTTAGGATCCCAGCATTTACAATTTTCATCTTGAGAATAATTTATATGACAGTAATTACTTATAACTTTCTTACATTTATCATTCATTTTTAGATCTTTGTAGTTTTTAACATTCCAATTAACATCAGAACATGCTCTTGTATTACAAGGATTAAGTTCATTAATTACAAATGGACATTTATCTATACTTTCATTGTTATTATTTTGTACAAGTTCAGATGGAATAGGGCAATCTGGAAAATTAAATGCATACATATTTCTTGCTTTATCAATATTATTACTAAATACTCTTTCACCTGTATAAAAATCAGAATATTTACTATTAGGTGGAATATAAACAACATAATTGCCATTTTTCTTTATAACTTTTGGACACGAAGGAAGTTGATTATTATTTGATGAACAATAAAGTGAATTTTCATTTTTTGAATCTTTACAATAAGAATCACAGCTGCTTAAGACATTTTTACAATTTTGAACACACTTTTTATAATTATCAATTGATTTTTCAGTACCATTTAAAAATTTTTTACATAAATCATTACAATCTTTAAGACAATCTGATTTCATTTCATCATCAATATTATCATATATTTCTTGAAAAATTTCTTCATCAATGCTACTAAATTTTTCTATTTTTTTATCAAATGGTTTTATAAAAGGATTCTTCGTATTATTATTTTTGAATACATCATCAAATTGTAAATCAAGTGTATTTGGGCTATTATTCTTATTCTTATTTAAGTTAGTAATAAAATAATTTCTTATATCTTTGACTTCTTGAATATCAACAATTGTATTATAAACATTAATACTATATAAAAACATATTTAGATTTTTATTTTTATTAAGTAATATTGGTTTATTACTCATATAAAGTTTATTCATTTTTGAACTCAATATATTTAAATTATCACAATAAATATTCATAATATTTCCATCATATATACAGGTTATCATAGATTTGTTATAATATGTTAATTGTTTATTTGATTTGATTTTATTTTTACCTTGTAATAAATATAAATAATCATTTTCAATACCCAATTCAAAAGCATAATTATTATTTCCACAAACACTGAGTAGTATTTTATTAAACATATTTTTATTTTCTAAGTTACCTTCAATTTTTGAATCAATCGAATTATTATTTTCTTGTTTATTTAATACTAAATTAATAGTAAATGAATCACTATTGAGTTCATTGCTTGGAAACCCTTCTATTTTAGTATTTCCTAACTCAATATAATCATCATTTTGTTTCGGAATATTGCTTAGATACATATCATTGTTATTACCACTTAAATCATGTAATATATTGTTATTCGATTGATAATTAATAGAATCAATAAAACATATAAGTTTGTTGTTATATATAAAATTAGGTGCGTTTGCTAAAACTTTATATAAATCGATATCTGTCAAATAAGTAGCACAATCTTTTTGATTATTATTAAATCGAATAATTTGTTTATCAAGTACATTATTAGAAGCAAAATAATTTACTTTAAAATAGTACCAAGATTTTTTAGTACCAATGTCTATTTTTTTTATAATATTATATTGAATTTTAGGTATATAATTATTATAGTCTTGGGTAGGCATACGAATTTGAATAAATTTCTCTATATTAAAATCTTCTACTTTTCCATCCACATATAAATAGAAATAAAGTATATAGTTATTATTTATACTGTTATCACATGATATTTCATAATAACTATTTTTCTTTTGATGTAATACATAAGAAGACATCCCTGGATTTTTGAATTTAATAATTTTATTAAATCCTTCTTGGTTAATAAATTGTTTTAAATTAAGGCCATCTTGAAAGCTATTATTGGAAATTAAGTTATAGTTATTTTTATTTTCAGTAGAATCGAAGTTTTCTATATTATAATTATCATAATCGATTCTTTTTTTTTTAATATTATTTTGATAACACATATTTAATAAAAATAATCCAATGATGACTAATATAATTATCAATAAAGTATTATTCATAGTTATTATTTAATAAGATAATTTTTGAACATTAATTTTTAAATCTTAAATTAAAAATTGATTAATCATTTCTAAGCTAATTTTTTTAGGGGTTTTATTATATTCTTCATTTATATTACTACTTGATACATTACTACTGAATGTATCAAAAATAGTTGGTTTGAAGTTGGAATTTCTAATAAAAGCAACACTATTTAAATCAGGTGCTGTTAATTTATTATTAAAATAAGATGACGCATTGTTCTTTAATTTTAATTGATTTCTATTAAATGTAATATCTGGTTTTAAGTAATCATAAGTACCACTAAAATTAGTTGCTTTATAAAAATATATATGTGTTTTAACATTTGAGAACATACCTAATAATTTATTTTCAGCAAGTTCACTTTCAAGAGGTTTAAAATCTAAAAATTTAGGGAGTTCATTTTCATTCTCATTTTCTAATACTTTAAATTCATATAATTGACTTATTTTTGATGCTACTTCTTGATTATTTGGGAATGTAAATACATGTTGAAGTTGAAAAATATAAGAACCATTATATTTTTTTTTTAATATATTTAATTTATCAATATCCATAGTTCCTTTTTCATTATCATTAATCATTAATGCATCTGGTGAGTATTTATATTTTTTAGTAATAATTTCATACAATTCTTTATCAATTAGAAAACCTTTTTGATAAAGAATTGTATGAAAATTATTTTCAATAATTGATTTAGCTTCTTTAGTAAGTGGTACTTGAAATGTCATAATAGGTGGAATAATTTCATCATCATCAGTTGTAAATAAAGTACCTCTTGGTTGATCATGGGGAATATTTACAATATTACTATTTTTACTTAAAGTATCATCACTAAAATTTTCAAAAAATATTTGATAACTTCTTCCATTTTTAGGTTCTGAGTAAATAGAACCATTTTGTATCTTTTTTATATTATATATTAAATTATCAATTTCCATAGTTCCTTTTTCATTATCATTTACTTGAATATTTAATAAATTTGATGGTTCATTACCTATAAATGTTGTATCATTCGTAGTCCATTGTCCATTTGCATATTTAATAACTTGTTGATTATTTAAGTTTAATATTGGTTTATTCGTTTCTTCATCTTCATCATTATTTTGAAATTCTTCCATAGTGCTAATAACTTGTTTATTTTTCATGCGAAATAAAATTCCATATACAAAAAGAATAATAATAATAAATATTAAAAATGTTAAGTAATACATATTATTAATATATAAAAAAATAATTGAATAATTTTAAATTTATAAATATCTAAACAGATGGATTTATAACTTTTTTAACTTCATTTAATGTCTTAATTAATGTTTTATTATTCATTAAAGATGAAGTACCTTCACTTAAATTATTATTTAATGATAAACCTAATACTAACCATTTACCAGTTGGGTTAACATTATTCTGTAAATAAATTTCTTTACCAAAAGGACTTGTACTAATTCCTTGTCCTGGTACTAAGTATTTTTTAGGATTATAAGTTCTTAAATTACCTGACATTAAAATAAAATTATTACTAATACCATTTATTGTAGTTGAAACATTAGCCATTTGTTCATTTGAATTTAATACATAAGGATTTTCTAATACTAATTTTTGTTTATTTGAACCTTTGTATAAATTCATATTCGTTTTACTTCTAAATGAATCAAAATCAGCGTATTTTACAAATTGATTTTCTTTTTGATAAAATTTGGATGTACTTAAAGTAAATGAACAAGCATTTGTCATATCTTTTGGTTGTTCAAAATTCATTGACCATACAGTCGGCATAGTTAATTCATTAGATACTTCATCATTTTCTTTGTATGAATCTAAGTTATAATATAATTTTTGTAATAATTTATCTTTATTACTTTTTTTAACATTCGTACTATTTGAATTAACTTTTGTCATTAAATTATCATAATTATCTTTTATTTTATCATATTTATTTTCGCAATCATTTATTAATTGTGAAAAATTTTGAATAACATCATTTGTTTCCATACAGTTTGTAGCATGTAGTGCTGTTTCATCAATAGTTTCTCTATAAGTATTAAGTATATTTTTATTCATAAAAGGAAACATAATATCATAAGATGTTTTTAAATAACTTTGGTCTTTTTGAGGACCAAAGAAATCATAACCTAATGTTTGAACATTCATTAAATTATCTACGTACATAAAAATACATGAATTAATATCATTACCACCATACATGGGTTCAAATATTTTACACATATCTAATTGATTATTTACTTGTTTATAAAGAGGTAATGACATAGAAGATTGATTTTTTACATTAATACCAAAAGAAGTACCACATTTTTCATATCCACCATCAATTGGTGATCCATTAACATTTGATAATGTAATTCCTTTTGTTGATTTAATAGGAATAAAACATGTTTTATTAATATTTTTACTACACCTTTTATTTTTAACTTGAGAAGAGCAACCAGTACCATATAAATTATATTCATATCCGTCAGAATTAGTACTTTTATCTTTTGGAGTAGGTAAACCACCATCTGTAATATAACAGCTTTCAAGTGTTCCTTTACCTTTAGAACCAAACATACTATTTTTACATACATCAACATCTGAATCAATTTTATTATTCATTATATTAACGGGTCTATTATATGAAGTTCTTAATAAATATTGAGCAGATGGTCCAAAATCTAATTTTGATTCAGTATCTTTTGTTAAGTTTATAGTTAAATCGGTGTTTTCCACTGTATAAGTTAATGAAATACCATTATCTTTATTATAACCGCCGTAAAAATAATTTATACTTGATATAGTTAAGTCTTTACCATTAAATACAAAAGGTTCCATTGGCTTAGTATTTCCATTTGAACAATATACTTCTTTTAGATAAAATAAATTTTCTTTTTGATTTAATTCACCTCTTCCAATAAACATATCTGGTAAACATTGAGGTTCTTCTTCTTCTACATAATAGTTATCGGTAGTATTATCTGTATTATCTGTATTATTCCATATATCAAAATTTGTTTTACTTAAAGAAAAAAGTATATTTTTATTCACTTGAAGAAAACAAGCATAATATGAATTATCACCATCAGAATAAGTATAAAACCCATTCCAATTACTTCCATAATTATTTTCTTCACTAATTAAATCAAAATTATTTTGAGTCGTTAATACATTATTATTTTTATAATGATAATTCATAACAAAATCACTATCTGTATTATCTTGATAATAAGTTGACATTGAGTTTTTAAATTCTTCTAAACCATTATTTTCAGAATTATTTTTAATGATTAAATAATATAAAGCAATCATTATTATTACTATTACAATTCCAATAATAATTGAATTTTTATTCATATATAAATTATATAAATAAAAAATTTTGAAATAAATAAATTAAAGATTATACCCATCGGGTAATATATTATTATTTTCTTTAGTATCACCACTTTTATAAGATGCCCAAGGATTATTGATTTCAATTGGACAAGCTTCTCCATTATCTTTGTTTTTCTTAGTATTCATTAAATTATTTAATGTTTGAGGAATTTTATTTGCTTCTGGTTGAATACAAGGTAATAAATAATTTTCAGAGTTATTAGAACCTGAACAAGGACTCATTTTATTATAATTATATTCTTCATGTTGGTAACTATTATTTGCATTTATCCAATCACTATTATTATATATTCTTGATGCGTTTTTATAATAATTACTTGAACAGCTTTCATTTTTATTATTTTTACCATCTGAATTAGATGAATCATTCGAATTATTTTTTCCTCTATTTACACTTAATCCTTTTTCTCCATTAATATAAATATTTACAGGAGAAATACCAACTCCAATACCAGGATTTATTTGTGTGTTACCACTTCCTGTACCTAAATTTTTAAGAGCATCCGCACTTTCACTAATTAAATCTTTTAATTTATTTTTTCTTGATATTTCTTCTTCAACTAATTCTTCAGATGTTTTCATTTCTTCTTCTGAATACTCTTCTTCAATTGCTTTTTTAATATATTCTTCTTGACTACTAAGTTCCTCTTCCATGTTTGTTTTTTCTTCTTCAATATTAAGTGAACTTTCACTTTCAGATCTTTGATATTCTTCAGATTGACCTTCCGTTGTTTCAGACTCTTGGTCTAATTTATCTAAAGCAGAACATTGAGCACGAAGTTTATCCATAGAAGACATTTCTTGTTCTTCAGCACCTTCTTGACCTTCAGCACCTTCTTGTTCTTCAGCACCTTCTTGACCTTCAGCACCTTCTTGTTCTTCAGCACCTTCTTGTTCTTCATTTGTTTCTCCATTAACAAAAAATTCCATTGCTTTTTTTGGTCCTAAATAATAAAGTATAATATACATAATAACACTAATAAGAAGAAAATTAAATACAAATATTTGGTCAATTTTTCTTATATAATAATATGAAATTATAAAACCAATAAAACATGAAAAAATTAAATTAATATAATCTTGGTTATTCATTGCTATAATTAATACTAATATATTTTTAATATTTTATAAACATTTTATAAACATTTTATAAACATTTTATAAACATTTTATAAACATTTTATAAACATTTTATAAACATTTTGTAAACATTTTATAAACATTTTATAAACATTTTATAAACATTTTATAAACATTTTATAAACATTTTATAAACATTTTAATATTATTTAATATTATGAGTAATAATACAAATTTTTATAAAAATTTATATAATTCAAAATATGGTGTTATTGAATTAAAACGAAAAGATTTTGAAATAAAAAAAAATAAAGTATTTATTAAAAATAAAAAGTTTAAAGAAAATAAAAGCATAATTATAGTTTATGCTCCTTGGTGTTCACATTGTAGAAATATGTATGAGTCAATTATAGATTTATCTTTAACTAATTTAAATAAATTTCAAATAGGTGCTATTAATATTTCTGATATAAAAAATAAGAATTACTTAATATCTAATGCTCTTGAAATTAAATCTATTCCAAAAGCGTGTATTTTAAAAGATAAAGGAGAACTTGTATTATTTGACAAACAAATTAATTATGATAATTTATTTTATTATATTAATATGAATTTAGATTAAAATGTATCATACATTTTATTAAGTTGATTATTTACTCGAATAAATTGACATTTTTCTGGAATTTGCTCTATTTTATTTGCTCCTATATAAGTGCAACTACTTCGAACACCACCTAATAAATCTTCCAATGTATTTTTTAATATACCTTTATATGGTATTTCTAATGTTCTTCCTTCAGATGAACAATATTCTTTTTTTTTTCCATAATGAGTATTCATTGCTTTATCACTACTCGTACCATAAAATTGTTTATATTTTTTTCCACCTTTCAATATAATTTCTCCAGGATTTTCATCATGTCCTCCGAATAAACCCCCAATCATAATAAAATCAGCCCCGGCCCCAAATCCTTTAGATATATCACCAGCATTTGTAATTCCACCATCTCCAATAATAAATCCATTTACATCATGTGCACCAATAGCACAGTCATCAATCGCACTTAATTGTGGAACACCAATACCTGTTTGAGTCCGAGTCAAACAAGCACTATTATGTACAATAGTATTATTAGCAATAAACGAATGACAATGACTATTTACTTCAATGTCAAATGTATCAATTAAATTAGAAGTAGAATTTATTTTTTTAATATTATGATGATAGAATTTTTCAGTTTCTTCATTTTTTTTAATGATCATTGTTTTATCAGTTGAACTTAATTTATAATTAAAACCAAGACTCATTACACAGAAATACATAAGTTCAATTAAATTTTTATGTAAATTCCAAGTATGTTTTGGTTCATCATATTCAATTGAATTAATATTAAGTAATCCTTTATATATTCCTTTTATGAAATAATGGTTTATACAATAATATTTAGAAGGAAGTGTACTACCTAAACTACTTAAAAATTTTTGTATTAAACTTTCATGACTATGTAAATCTTTATAAATTTCAAAATCATTAACATAATCTTTTATTACTTTAATTTTATTTTGATTCATTAAAAAAGAACCAATAACATTTCCAAGTAATTCATTCATTTCAAGATATCTCTTATATTTTTCTTTACCTATATAAATAAATTTATCATCATATTCCTGCATAGAAGATTTAAATTCAGATAAATCAATATAATCTATTTCAGGTAAATTCCATGTTATATTTTTAGGAAATAAACCAAATTGAATTTTAGTATTCATCTCATTAATTTCAACCCATTTATATTTATCAATATTTTTGTTTTTTTCAATTAATTTTTGAATACATCCTTTTTTTACAGTTGAAATCGATAAATGATCTAAATTTGCAACCCAATATTGATGGTCAGGTGTAACAAATGTTTGTTCCAGACTATTATTTGTTTTTATAGTAATTAAATGTTTTTTCCCTTTATAAAATAAATTAAGTACTTCTACCGGTTTTCCATCTTTATTAATTATCCATTCTCCTTTCATTATTTCTTTAATTGGTTTATATAAACCATTTGCCATTAATATTTTAGTATTTCCTTCAAAACATCCTGAACCTATTCCTACTTTTACAATATCTACAAAACCTTTTTTTATAAGTTCTTTAGTACGATGACTACAAACTACATTACCTGCTATTAAAATTTTATTTGGGTATAATTTTCTAATTTTTCTACAAATATCAATTAATTTATCCATGTAACCATTTGCAACATCTATGCATATAAATTTAACTTCAATTTCATTTATAATTGAATCAAGTTTTTCTAAATCATTATCATTAATACCAGTTGAAATAGCAAAATAATCTGGGTTTAAATCCATTTTTTTAAAATCATCTACACTGTAAAATTTATGAAAACAAGTAATTATTTTTTCTTGATTTAATACTTGATAAACTTCATATGTACCAATTGTATCCATATTTGAACTCATAATAGGTACTCCAGTCCAAGTTTGTTTACTCATAGGAAAATAAATAGTTCTTTCTAAATCTACATCTTTTCTTGAATAAACAGATGATTTTATTGGTTTTATAAGAACATCATTATAATCATAATGTAATTTTTCATTTATTCTCATAAATGAATCTTACAAATAAATCTTTATATATAAATATATGAATTTAAATTTAAAAATTGAAAATAATTTTCAAATTCAAAATAAAAAGAATAAAATCAAACCTATGTATTTATGTAGTTCACAAGAACATAAAGGAGAAAATATTCTTCCTCTTATCAACTGGAACAAAATACCAGAAGCAGATTTTTATAGTTTAATTCTTGAAGATCCTGATGCTCCCAAGCAAACATTTGTACATATGTACTTACCAATTATACCTAATAATATTCATGAACTTTCACAAAAAAATATAAATAAAAAAAGTATAATAAAAGGGTTTAATAGTCAAAGTAAACAAGAATATTTAGGTCCATGTAATCCTTTTACACAAATACATCATTATCATTTTATATTATATGCATGTAAAGGAAATAGTACATCCACAAATCAATTAACGAAACTCAAAAATATAAAAGAATTAATAAAAACCAAGAATCATAAAGAATTTGAAGAATTTATGAAAAAACATGGTTTTCACATATTAGAAAAAGATGAAAAAATATTTAAATATAAATTATAATTTTTTTTTCATAAAAGAAGATTGTTGAATAGTTGAAACTACATGTAAAGTACAAAAATTTTTCATAAACCATTTTTTAAAACTCATTGGTGTATCAGCATCACTAAAATCTTTTTTAGAAATGAGGTCATTAAGTATAATATTAATTTTTTTAGAGGGATAATTTTGAACAAAACAAATAAAAAAGTTATAAATTTTATCAAATTCAAAAAATGACATATTAATATAATCAAATTGTTTATATACAATCTTTATAAAAAATAATATATCAGAATCGATTGTTTTTTTTTGAATTTCAATTGCATTTTTAAATGACATTTTTAAATGTTTATCCAAATCTTCATTAATCATATTATGAATATCAATTAAATATTTCGTCATTATTTCTTTAGAAATATTTTCTTCATTTAAATAATAAATATCATTAATAATATAATTATAATGTTTTTTACAAACTTCACATGGTAATATATGACCGAATGTTTGTATCATTGTGTACATGCAATTATTATTTTTTGAATGGATAGAAAAATTATGAATTAAATGCCACGCTTTAGGTCCCCAAATTTCTTTACTCATATATTAAATAAATGTAAAATATTTATAATTTTTTTTCAATTAAAATAATATTATAATATATTAGGATTTATGAGTTTAAATAATGATAAAGAATATCAATCTCTTTTTAAATTAAATAAAATAACATATTTATTAAACTATGTAGATATTTATTATCAGAAAGAGATTTTAAAAGATATTAATAATTATACAAATCATATTAATCAACAATTGGATCATACATATTTTTATGATAATAATCAAAAAAAAAATAAAACATTTGAATTATTAAATAAATATTTAGACACAATTATAAAAGAACAAATTATATATTTAATTGATGCTTATCATAAAGAGAATAAACATCAAATACTTATAAATTCTGATAAGGAGTCATTAAAAATTACTAATAAAAAAATGAATCAAATAAAAAAGGAAAGTATGATACATAATCAAGTAAATAGTATGAAAAATGATTTCACAAAAAGTATTGATCTTCCTGAAAATAAATTAAATGAATTAATTTATCAAAAAATAAATGAATTTTTCAAAGATATAAAGTATGATTTATTAAATAATATAAAAGAAGTAGTAAAAGATAATCAAAAGTTTGAAGATAATGAGAAATTAAATATACATATAGAAAATAAAATTGAAAATTTTGTAAAAATATTTTTAAAACAAGAAGATATCTATAAGAATATATCAAATAGTTTAAATTATCAAATAAAGAATATATTAGAACAATCAAAACAATATGAAGAAAATCAAAAAAATATACTTTTATTAATTGATAAATATTACAAAAATCAAAATGTAAAAATAGAACAATTAGAAGAAAATATATTTAAAAAATTAAATTTAACATTGGAACAAAAAATTAGATTATTGACAGAAATATTTAATAAATCAATAGGATCATATTTAAGCACAGTCTCAATAAATGAATTAAAAGAAAATGAAATCTTAGAAAAACTTGAAAGTAAATTATTTAAGAATAATTCTTCATGTTTTTCAAAAAATAATTTTCAAATTAAATTTTCTAAAGAAAAAAATGAAATACAACTTTATTATTTTGATGAATTAATAAGTCAAACAAATTTAAATATGAAAGGACTTATTGGTCTAAAAGGACCACAAGGATCTAAAGGAGAAAAAGGAGATATAACTGTAATTCGAAATATTCAATTAAATGAAGATGAAACATTAAAATTTATATTACAAAATGGTATTGATGTTTATGAAGTAAATACTGATAATAGAATACCAACTGGACCAAGAGGTATTCAAGGAATAAAGGGAGATAAAGGAGACCCAGGAAATGTTAATATTAACTTAGAGTGGGAACAAGAAAAAGTAATGAAATTAAATAAAGAAAATTCTGAACATATACAAATATTAAAATCTCTTAGTATTGGAGAAAATGGTAATTGTTTAAAAAATAATTCTATTGTAATAGGAAATGGAACAACTTATAAAGAAAATTCTTTAGCATTAGGATATAATTCTAAAACATTTGATAAAAATAGTATTGCCCTTTTTGGTAATACATTAGGTTCTAATGCATTTTCATATAAAGCAGAAGATGTAGAAGAAAATTCTGTATGTTTTGGTTCTAAAAAAAATAATATTTTTACTATAGAAAATATTACTCTAAAAGCAAAAAATATAAATTTGGAAGCAAATGAAATTAAAATAAATAATGTATATTTAAGTAAAATAATTGAATTAGATGAAAAAATAAATTATCTTAAAGAAGAAATTAATTTATTAAAAAAATAAATTTTGCAAAATTTTTTTCTTTCTATTAATTATAATATAATGGCTGGAACTAATGTTTTAGATAAAAAAGTAAGTGACTTAAAAACATGGGAACTCTATATGGGATTTGTTTTCCTACAACTTCTAATTGGTATTGCGGTAGCTTTACTTCAAGGTGTATTTGATTTAACTGGTATTAAAGGTGCCCTAGGCGAAATTGTAAATCAATTCGGATCTATTGCTGGTGCTCAAATGCCTCAACAATACTTAAAACCTATTGCTGCTGAAGTTAAAGAAGGTAAATACTTTAATTAGATTAATAATCTATTATTTATATAAATTTAATATTAATGTTATGATTCATATTAAATAATTCTTGGATTAGATTCATAAATTAATCTATTATTTATATAATTTAATATCAATCATATCATTGATATTAAATAATTCTTGCATTAGATTCATAAATTAATTTATTATTTATATAAATTTAAGCACATCCACCAATTTCCATAGGTTTACGTCCCATATCAGGTTCAATTGTTGTTTGAAGCCAAGGACTTACTTTTACTTGAGGATTAGGTGGCTCAGATCTTAGTTGTTGATTAGCATTTCTTAATGTTTGACCAACAGTGTTAATACCAATATGATAACCAGATTGCAAGAAATTTCTATCTTTTAATGAACCTTCACCAGAAGGATTTACTTGTGCCCATAAAGAAGAATCATCTTTTGGAAGTAAATCATCAGCATTAAGTTGTTCTTTGGGGAAGTTAGAATCATTTCTTTCATTTTGGAAGTTTTCATCACTATTAAGATAATCCATGTTATTAATTGAGCTATAATCTCCATTTGCGAAACCCTCCATATTAGCGTCTGATTCACTATTTTCATTTTGAATATTTTCATCTTCCATCATTTCATAATTTTCTTTAACATTTATTTCTTCTCCATCATTCATAGAAGCATTCACATTTTGGTTAAATAAAAGATAAGCTAAATAACCTAATCCTGCAACTACAACAATAATTATAATAGTTCTTAGTACATTTTCATTAGCCATATTATATTTATTACTTATAAAAAAATTTAATATTTTTTTACTTAAAAATTAATAAAATAAAATAATTAATCTACAAATTTAAGTACCTTAAGTTTACGTGTTGCAAACGTTAGATTGTTTCTCTTCTCTTTTTTTTTTTTATTATAGTCAATTTTTTCAAGAGTATTTTTTTTATTTTCGAATAAATTATTTTTGTTAATATTTATATTTTTTAATCTTTTATCTTTGAGGATTTTTTCTTTTTCTTTTTCTTTTTCTTTTTCTTTTTCTATTTTTGTTTTTTTATTTTTTTCTATAGTATTAAGTTCTAATTCATTATTTGTTCCATATTTAATTATTTTCAAATTATCTAAAGTTAGATTTCCTATAAATTCTCGATGTTCATTTTCATCTAATAATTCATTATTTTCATCTAAAAAATCATTATTTTCATCTAATAATTCATTATTTTCATCTAATAATTCATTATTTTCAATTATTTCATTATTATCTTCATTTTCTATTTCGTCACCAATAATTTCTATTAACTCATTATTTTGTTCATTATATAAATTAATTTCATTTAATTCTTCTTCATCCATGAAATTATATAATATATATTCTTCCATTAAATGATCACTATTTACTTTTAACCCCTTATACCCTAATTTACAAGAAATATAACAATCTTTTTGTAAATTTTCTACTTTTTGTAATAATTCATCATCGTTGTTGATTAAAATTTTAATAAAGTTTTTTTCTTTTTGGTTATCAATTGGTCTTTTTACTTTCATATCTAAACCAATCTCATCAAATTCTGTATTAAACCATTTAATTGAATTTTTTTGAATATTAACCTGACTAATTTCATGAATTTTATTTACCATAATAGCCATATCATCTAATTCTTGATGCATGTTTTGATTTTCATTAAGTTCTAAAATAATGTAGTTTTTTGATAAATTTTTCTTTTTATTAAAACTAACATGAACAGGTTTTAATACTTTTAATAAAGGAGTATTAAAAGTAAAATAATTAGTTTCATTTAAATAAGCATGAATAAATCTTTTTTTATATTCAAAGTCAAAATGTAGATTATTAAGTTCACTAATATTTTCAAGCATATTTAGCTTTTAAATATAAAAAAATAATATTTGAAAAACGCAACTATTTCAATAAACATGAATTTTATTTACATTAAGTAAAAATCCTATTTTATTTGTATTTTCTTCATCTTCAATCCTAAAATCCCATAAAGTAGGAATTTCTAAAACAACATCCATATTTTTATTTTTTTCAAGTTCATAAATTGTTTTTAAATAATTATTTTGACTGTCTTCATAACTTAAATCAATGATTAATTTATTTCTTAAATATTTTATTTTAGGTTCTAAAAATATATTACCATTATCACGTTCATGAATAATACTTTTCCATTCATTTTCTTTCACATTAAAATGATTTTTTATTTTATCTTCAAAATTTTTAATTTGTTCTAATATTTTTTGATGTTCATTATTTGATTTTTGAAGTTCTAATTTTAAAACATGATGATTATATTCTTTATCAATACCAAATGGACATAATACATATGGTATTTTTATTTTAATATTAAATCTACCATTTTTAAAACCATAATAATTTTTATTTTTTTGTTCTATTTTTAGTGTTTTGATAATATCCATAATTAATATTTAAATTTTAATCTTAAGTTTATTTAATATTATTTTTATTCTTTATGTATTATGGATAAATTTAAAAAAAGTTTAACAAATGATATAATAGATCTTTTATTAGAAGAAATATCAAAAAAAGAAATAAAAGAAAAAATAAATACTCATATTGTTGACCCCTCTATGTCAACAATATTTGAAAGAATATATCCTTATATTATTATAACATCTGTTATTTTTATACTTATTTTTTTCATGGCAATTACAATTATCTATTTATTAATTATTAAAAATTAATATATAGATTATTGAATTGGGTTATTGAATTGGGTTATTTAAAAGATGTTATTGCTTTTTTTTTCTTTATTTTTATTTTAGTAAAACTATATTATTTAAATTATGAAAATATGAATTCTACAAAATATGAATTAATGATTTATATAGGAATCGCATTTTTAGCAGATTTATTTTATTCTATTTTTTCAAAAGCTCATACACAAACATTAGGAGTTAATTTTCATACTATTATCTATTTTATCATTGTATTGTTATTTGTGATTTATTTCCTATACTTTAATGTAAAATACTTAAATACTTAAATACTTAAAATAATATTAAAAATATTATTATATGAGTTTAAATAATTCAATTATAAATGAATATATAAATAAATATGAACATTTAAAAATTAATTTATCTTGTAATTTAAATTATAATAATTGTGCTGTTATTATTGAACCAAGAAAACATGATTATTTATTGGGTATTATTAAAAATGTAATGACAAAACTTGATAACAAATGGAACCTACATATTTTTGGCAGTGATTTAAATGAAAAATATTTAAAAGATAATTTAGAAGGAGATTTTACCTTTACAAATCTAAAAATAAATAATTTGGATCAAAAGACTTATAGCTTATTATTACTTTCTCAAACATTTTGGAATTCAATAAAAGAAGAAAATATATTGATATTTCAGACAGATTCATTTATTGTGAATGACAAATATAAAATACCTCAAGACTATGCTTTTTTAGGAGCTTCTTATAATTATGGTAGAATAGTAAACAATAAATATGTAGATGTAGTAGCTCCCCCGCATTATAAATATAATATTAATGGTGGATTTTCATTTCGAAAGAAAAGTGTAATGATTGAATGTATTCAAAAAGTATCAAATGAAGATATATTACAAGTTCGATTAAAAAATAAACTAAATATTGATAATTTTCAAAATACTTTTATATTACAAGAAGATGTATTTTTTAATCATGCACTATTAATATTAGACTATAAATTACCAACTCTTGAAATATGTAATACTTTTTGTAGTCAACAAAATAAAGACTTCAACTCTTTTGGTATACATGGATTTAATCAAGAATATAATCATTTTACAAAAGAACAATTCGAAAAATTTTGTAAAATTGAACCAGAAAAAAAAAAAATAAATAAAAATTTAATTATTTTGTAATACATAACTTTTTCATAAATGCTTTTGCATTTTTTATAATATCTTTTTTCTCGTTTTCTGGTTTTTTATTCCAAAAAGAAACATGTCTTGCCCACGAATAATTTTTCTTTAAATATTTTTGATGTGTATTTATAAAATGATAATATAAATCATTCCAAGTTGAACACCATTCCTCTTTTTTATAATCACTCATCTTTAATATATAATTTGAACTACTAAAATAAGGCTTATTCATAATTAATCCACCATCTGCATGTTGAGACATACAATATACATTTGCTACCATAACCCAATCATATGCATCTATTGTCCATTCCATAAAAGCTTTAAATACATCATTGGGTTTTATTTGAAGTAAAAATAAAAAATTACCTAAATACATAAGTCGTTCTATATGATGTGCATAAGCATAATTATTTATTTTTTTAATAATATTATCAAAAGGTAATATATCAATAGAACCAGACCACATAATTTTTTTTGTTATTGAGTTTTTATGATTCATAAAATTCATTTTCTTGATATTTTCTCCTTCCAAAATATATATGGTTAATATATAATTTCTCCAACCAATAATTTGACGTATAAAACCTTCAAATGAAGGTAATGGTATTTTATTTTCAAAAGGTAATATTACATCCAATACTTCTCTGTCTGTTAATAGACCAATATTCATCATTGGTGTTAATACACTATGAAATAAAAAAGGGTTTCTCATTGTTTCAGCATCTTCATAAGGTCCAAATAATTTAAACTTTGTTTTGATAAAATCTTTAAGCCATTTTTTAGAATCTTCATGGTTCAATGGATATATAAAGTTTTCTAATGAACCATAATTTTTAGAAAAATGTTTCTGCACATAATCTTTTGCTTCTATAATATATTTATTTTTGTTATATTTTAAATCAAGTATTTCAGGTATTTTTTGATTAGATGGTATTTTCTCACGATTATCTTCATCAAAAGACCATTTACCTCCTTTTGGGGTACCATCTTTATTCATAAGTATATTAAATCGTTGTCTCTGTAGTTTATAAAATGCTAAATGATTAAATTTACCTTTTTTACAGAAAGAATCTTTATTTTCTTGAATAAAATTTTCATTGACTAAAAAATGTAAACTTTCTAAAAATTCAATATTTTTTATATTTTTTTTTAGTTTTTTAGAGAGTTTGTATTCATAAGGTTGATAACAACTTATTTTTTTAAAAGTACTACATTTTTTATAAAAAGTATCATTGACTTTTTTACATGAAAAATAAGACACTTTTATTTTATTCTTTTTCAATAAGTCTTCATAAGATTTCATCGTTGCTCTATGATAAGCTATTTTCAATTTATGATATTCATAATCTGTAAAATAAATAGGATCTTCAATTAAATAAACATGCGAGTAAGATTTTAATGATTTTATATCTTTAAATAAATGAATTGGGTATAACAAGAATAATGAACTCATATCTATTAAATAATAATATAAATAATATAATTAATAAATAAAGTAAAAAGAATGAATCTATGAAATATCAAATATTTTCTTATGAAATATCAAATATTTTTTTATGAAAATTATTATGTAACAATTCAATTGAATTATATACGAATAAATGAAAATATGAAAATATGAAAATATGAAAATATGAAAATATTAAAATATAATATCCATTATATTATGTAAACTTTTATCAATATCTTCTTTTGACATATTTTCTTCACTTACATTTAATTCTGTTAAATCCATATTCACTAATTTTTTATGTTTCATTAATTTTTTCATTACTAATTGTGTTTGTTCTTTACATAAACCATTATCAACTTTGGTACCAGTACATGGCATAATAAGTGGATCTAAACAATCAACATCAAAAGATAAATGAAAATACGAATCATCTAAAAAATGCTTAATTTTATGAAAACATTTTTCAGGATCATTGTTAAATGAATTTGAATCGATTACTTTAATTTTATGCATATCTATTATTTCTTTTTCATAATCATCAATATCCCTTAAACCAATATACATTAAATTATTTAAATTTAATTTTTGTTTTATAAAAGGAAAATCGTCATTATTTTTATTATAATGACTTAAAAAATGAAGAGGCATACCATGAATATTTTTAGTAGATGATCTTTCATAGCTATTAATATCTGCATGAGCATCAAACCAAAGTATTTTAGATTTTTTATAATAATTTAAAGTATAAGCACAAGATGCTATAGACATAGAATGATCCCCGCCAATATTCATGCGTTTTCCATTTAATTGAGAATTCATGTAATATAAATTAAAAATATTTTTATTTATATTTATTTCATTTTTGAGAGAATAAAATGAAAAAGGTTTATTTTTATATTTTTTACATAATCTATCTTTTAGAATAAAAGGCGAATTAGCTACTCCTTTAAGTTTTTGGCCATAATGATTGGGAAATAATATAAAATTTTTAAACATTTATATTATTATACTATTTTAATTTTATATTAAAAATTAAAATATAAGTAATGTTAATAATTAAAATGACACAACGAAATCATTTAAGAACAACAATCATAAATAGTTATTTAAATCAAATAGATGAAAATAACAACAATATACGGGGTTTTACTCAATTAATGAATAATCAAGAACAAACATTAAGTCGTTTACTATTTGAAAACCAAAATAACATTCCTGTTAATTTTGCAACAGTACCATTGTTTTCTACTAATTCTAATTCGACATTAACACAAAATATAGCTCAAGCACGAAATAATATAAATAATATAAATAGTATAAATAATACAAATAATTCAATGAATCAAATAAATAGTCGATTACTTGATATTTTTCGTAATCCAGGATTATTACGAAGAACTAATGAAACTGTTCCATTAACCAATATTGACAATATATTAGATAGTTTTTTTGATTCTGTATTAATAGCACCATCAAGACAACAAATAGAAAATGGTACAAGAATTATTTTGTATAGTGAATTAGAGGAACCTCAAAATACTACATGTCCAATTTCATTAGTACAATTTCAACCTGAAAGTGAAGTAATAGAAATACTTTATTGTCATCATTTATATATGAAAAATGAATTAGAATATTGGTTTATGCATAATAGTCGATGTCCATTATGTCGATATGATATAAGAAATTATAATCCAAGACAAACGAATCATTAATTAATTTAACGCTTTTTTATACATTTCCAACGTTTCTTTTCGTGCTTCTTCATAAGAAGTAATTGGACCATTATAATCAATATTTTTATAATTTTGATAATATTTATCCCATTGATGAATTTCTTTTGAAGGAATATCTTTTAATTGAGGTAACCATTTTTTAATATACACACAATTTGGGTCAAATTTCTTAGATTGAGTCCATGGATTAAAAATACGAAAATAAGGTTGACTATCAGCACCAGATGAACTTACCCATTGCCAATTTCCGTTATTTACAGAAGGGTCATAATCCACTAATTGTTGAGCAAAATATTTTTCTCCAATGCGCCAATCTACTTGTAATATTTTAATTAAAATAGCACTTACAATAAGACGACCACGATTATGCATATACCCTTCAGTATTCATTTGATTCATTGCAGCATCAACGACCGGGTATCCTGTTTTTCCGGATTTCCAAGCTTCAATGAATTTTTTATTATTTTTCCATTTAATTTTATCATATTTTTCTTTCATTGATATTCCATCTTCTAATATGTTAGGATAATAATAAATAATATAAAAATAAAATTCTCTCCAATACAATTGATTAATTATTCCAAAGTTTTGACCATATTTTTTGAAAAAAGCATAATAGACTTCTCGAATACTTACACATCCAAATTTAATATATGCAGATAAATGTGTGGTAGAATAATCTAAACAATTTCTATTTTTATCATAAGTACTAAATTTAGAAACATGATCCACAATTTGAAGTGCTTTTTTTCGACCTCCCTTTATCATTAATTGTGGATTTACTTTGTAATATTTTAACAAATCATTAAATTCTATTTTATTTTTAAGTTGAATTACTTTTTTTTTATCAATTTTATAAGTTTGTACTTTTGGAACATTAAATAATTTAGCATTTTTAGCAAAAGGACTATATACACTATAACAAGTACCATCCTTTTTTAAATATGTACCCATTGGAGACAATAAATAATCTTGATAGATTTTACATTGAATATTTTCTTTTATACAATAATCTTCTATTTCTTGGTCTCGATGAATAGCATATGGGGTATAATCTTTATTAAAATAAATAGTTTCAAAATCATACTCTTTTTTTATTGTTTTCAAGGCTTTTATATTTGAATCCATAATCAAAAATAAACGACCATTTAATTCTTCATTTAATTCTTTTAAAGATTCAATTAAAAATTGAAAACAGTTTGAAGAAAAATAATCATTTTTTTTAACTTGTTCAGGTGTAAAAATAAAAGCAAGAACTAATTCACTACTATTTTTAAATGCTTCATTAAGAGCAATGTTGTCATAAAGACGATAATCTCGTCGAAATATAAATAATGACTTCATATATTTTAATCACTTTTAAATTTTAAATAAAAATTTAAAAATATTCAATTTAGTTATTTTTTAAGAGTTTTATTATATTTTCTAATAAAAATAAATATTTTTAAGTAAATTTTATTTTTGAATATATTTATATTCATATTAATTATTTTTATTTATTGGGAGGGGGTGGTGTTAGTTTCATTTTCATTTCTTCCAACAGTAAAATTTTTATCTTTATTTGATTAAAAATAGAATCAAGTTTTTCAATATAACTAATATAATCGTTTGCTATATTTATTTGTATTTTTCCAAGGTTATTTGATATTGATGATTGATTTGATTCTTCTTGTTCTGATGTATTTTCTTCTACAGATTGGGGAGTATTACTTATTTTTTTGTCTGATTGTAAAGTATTATTTTCACCAAAGAAAAAAGTATTATAAATTTCTTGTAAATCTTTCTTACCAATCATTTTTCCACAAAAAATACCTTTTTTCCGTATAATTCCACTACTTAAACTACAACCATCTTTTAAATAACCAATACTTGTGACTAAATTTAATGTAATATTTAAAATATTTGGTATTAAATTTGTTTTATTATTTTTTATACCAACAAGAATTTCATGATATGATTTTTTCTTTCCATTTAATTCAATATTATTTTTTGATAAATAAAGTTGAAATGATCTTAAAAATTCAAGTCCTGACTTAGATAAAGAAATAGTATATTCTTCTGTAGCTAAGTTTGTATTTTTAAAAGGTACAGGTATTTTTTTATAATTCTTTAATAAACTTTCAAATTTTTTTTTTAATGTATTTAAATCAGGTGTTTTATTATTATTTAATTGAACATTATTTAATTTTATTTCTTTAAATTTACTATTTAATACATTTTTCTTACCCATCATCTAATATAAACAAATAAAAATAAATTTATTAAAATGAATAATAATGTATTTTTATGCATAAATAGTGTAAAGTGTGTAAATAAATATATAATTATAAATTAAGATGTTAATTTCTTTATTTTTAGGTATGAGTGGTTTAGGTTTAGGTATATATTTACAGAATAAATTTTGTCCAGATAATGAACATGAACATAATAATGATCCTATTATTGAAGAAAAAGAAAAATTTAATTTTTTAAATTGGAAATCAAAAAAAAAAAGACCAAGTTATTATCATTGATTTTTATATAATCAATTAAAAACGAACTCTTTTTTTACCAACACCTATTATAATATAAAGCATCAAACAAATAATGATTAATAATAAGAATATTGTGAAATATATCATTTTATCTGTATCTTTTTTTTTCTTATTAATATTATATTTATCCTTTTTTTTATTTATTTTTTTTTTAAGTTCTTTTATTTTTGTTGATTTATCATCATCATCATCGTCGTTGTCATCGTCGTCATTTATTGTTCTTTCATCATCATCAACTTCTCTTACATTAACATCATCTTGAATAACAACAGGTTGTATTTGTTGCATTTGAGGTTGAACAGGTACTACAATAGGTTGATTATATAATCCAGCAATATTAGGCATTGAATCTACATTTAAATAATTAGGTGGTTGATGATAATTATTATATGTAATATTTTGTCTTTGAGGAACATGATGAGTTCTTCTACCACCATTTTGTATTTGAGGAACATGATGAGTTATTCTTCCATCATGTTGTCTTTGTAATCCTTGAGTATTTGAACGATGTTCTTTATTTCTATCAAGTCTATTTGTTTCTTGAAAATCCTGAGGAGAAATAAGTTGATTCATAGATTGTTCAGAATTTACAAAATTTTCTAATAAATATGGTGGTGCGTTTTGTGGTATTTGTTTTCTATTAAATTGTTTTTTTTGATTATTAGCATCAGTATATTGATTCATGTTATTGGCATAACCATATCCTGACATGGATGTATCTTGTTCAATGAAAAGTGAAGGAGATGGATAAGATTGAGATGCATAAATCTCATAGTTTTCATTATCGTTATTAATTTGACCAGCAATTTGATTATTAAATTGATAATTTGATATTTGATGAACAGGACCAGTTCTTTGAGGATTTGAATATTGATTTTGAATAGGTACATCATTATAAGCTATGTTTTGTATTGGTGCTGCATTTCCTAATGAATACATATATTATTAAATAATATTATTTAATAAGTAATAATCTATAAAATAAAATTTAATTAATTAATTAATTATGCCCAACTCTTAAGTGATTGTGTATATGGATTATCTTTAAAAGCATTAATGATTTCAGGATTAATTCGGTCTGCCAATGGTTCATTTGGTACAGTATCTTTTTGCGTAGTGATATTTGTTTTTTGAAGTTGAGGAATAGAGTTATATACTTTATTACTTTGGACACCACGTTCATTTAAATATTGATTTTGTATTTCGTTTAGCTTATTTGTAGTTGCATGAATATCTTGACCACTTATTATTTTATTAGGTCCAGATGCTCCTGGTGTATAACCATCATCTTGAACACCACGAACTGCTTTAATCGTTGAATTATAAATATCCTCATAACTCATGGGTGCCCCATTATGACCATCATTGCCAGCATTACCAATATATTCTATATCGGATGTTTCTTGTTTCTTTGTATTTGGTGCTTCAACATCTGCGACTTCATAACCACCTAAGTCAGGACCATCTTCTCCACCAAAATATTCTACACTTGTAGTCATACGTTGTGTTCCAGGAACTTGAACATCAGTGCTTAAGTAAGCATCATTTCTTGACTCAGAAGCAATACCTAAAACGTCTTTAACCATTGTACTTTGTTTAATTGTTTTCTTTGCTTTTTCTTTATTTCTTGCATAAGCTCCTTTCTTACCAGTACCAATATTACCATCACGATTATTATCAATATTTTGTTCTTTAATAGTCGTTCGTGCAACATCATTGGGGTCATAAACTACATTACCTTTCGTTGAAACACCTAAATTAGATCTAAAGTTATTATCAATATTTGTTTCTTTAATAGTAGTACGAGCAACATCATTAGGGTCATAAATCACATTACCTCTTGTATTGACACCTACATTTGATCTAAAATTATTATCAATATTTGTTTCTTTAATAGTAGTACGAGCAACATCATTAGGGTCATAAATCACATTACCTCTTGTATTGACACCCACATTAGATCTAAAATTATTATCAATATTTTGCTCTTTAATTGTTGTTTTAGCAACATCATTAGGGTCATATACCACATTACCTCTTGTATTGACACCCACATTAGATCTAAAATTATTATCAATATTTTGCTCTTTAATTGTTGTTTTAGCAATATTATTTGGGTCATAAACAACATTACCTCTTGTATTAACACCTACATTTGACCTAAAATTATTATCAATATTTTGCTCTTTAATTGTTGTTTTAGCAACATCATTTGGGTCATATACAATATTCTTCGTAGAACCGCCCAAATTACCATTTCGTTTATTATTAATTGTTGAATATTTCTTAGGTTTCTTAATTATTTGACTACTTCGAGAAGAAGTTAATTCATTTTGAGACTTAAAATTCATAACAGTGTGTTTATTATCATTAGGTAGTTTTTTATTATTACGAAGACGAATTGTTTTCTTACCATAATCATTTGGTGCGTTTTTATTAAATATATTTAAAATACTCCACTGATCATTTGATATTTTATTTACAGGATCGTCATATTTATAAGTGACTTTATTAGAAACTTTATATTTGGAACGTACTTGAGCGGTAGAGCCATGAGTTGGCGCTGCACTTCCTTTTCTTGTTTTAAGTTCAGTTGTTTTACGATTTGTATATTTAGTCACAATACAAGGTCTTTGTTCAGGTGCGATTACCTGTCCAGTAGTAGTTAAATAACGATCACTATTTTGTACATAAAAAGTATCAGGTCTATTTTTATAAAGGGTACCTACTTTACCAGGTTTTGAAATTTTTTCACCAGGATTAATACGTCCATAATATGATATTTTTGGGTTTGTTTTAACACGAGATTCATCAGTTGTTTTAGGAAGTATATAATCTCTTGTATCTGCTTGTTGAAAACCTCCAGAAGGTGCATTTGTATATCCTTGATTTAAACCAGGACCTACATATACTTTTTCGATAGGTGTTTCGTTTTGTCTTAAGTTACTAACATTATAACGGTCTAACATATAACCATCTAAATTTTGACGTCCATAGATATTTGACATATTTTTTTGAGGTTGAAAAAGAGGTTTTTGTTCTTGTTTTTTTTGATAAGTATCACTTGTACCAGTAAAATTTTCAAAAATACCACGTGTGGAGAATTCATCTAAATTTTGTTTAACACCACTTCCAAAAAAAGGTTGCATATTATTGTGTGTGAATGTATTGGGGTCAATTGGATTACCAATAAGACCTATCCCTTTCCATCCACCACTTTCTGGAATACGTCTATTTGAAACATATTTATTTGGCATAGGTGGTTCTTTATTATCAATATTATCAACTAAAATTTCTTCATACTTTTGATTTGCATTAAATTCAATAGGCAATTTTTTATCAGTATAATCTACTTTATTATAAATAATAGGGTAAGGAGGACCAGGTGTTACAATATTTGTATCTTGTGGAAATTTCGATTTATCTAATAATATATTTGCCTTTTTTTGTTCACTCTGCCAAATATTATAAGAAGTATGGTCAGTATAATAATTATAAGAATTTGGTTTTTGACTATTAGGTATTTTATTATTTTTAGACTGTTTAAATGTTTTCTTATCTTTTTTATTTTGATATATATAACCGAGACCTAATATACTTGAAATTATTAAATATTCCATATAATATATAATTATAAAAATTATAAAAATTAATCGTGTCAAATTCTTTTTAATTCTTTAAAACCAGAATTTATCCACTTCATTTCATTTAAAATAATTATTCCTAAAAATAAAAGAAGAAGGCTTATATTTTTATTTTTTTTAAATTTATCACAATTATTAGTAATATCATTGTAAAATAATATTAAAGAAGGCCATAAAAATAATAAACGAATACAAATTAAATAAAATAAACGAAATGAAATAAATATATTTGTATATTTTTTAAGACCCAATTTACTTGCTAATAATTTAAATCCCGATAATAATGACATACCCTCACTTAAACCTATTATAAGTGATAAATTATACATTTTATGGTCATCAATTATATGTAAAACAAAAATAGCTAATAAATGATGAATTAATAAATCGATTCTTATATTTTTATTTATATTTTTATAAACTTGATAAATCATAACAAATATATCATATATAAAATAGTTTAAAAATTGATGATGATAATGAATAAGTTCATTTGAAAATGTTTCATTTTCTAAACATTTATCATCAAAAAGACGATTATAATTTTTATAAGAATAATATGAAATTGAACCACATATTAAGGATCGAGTCATATTAAAACCAATATTATCTAAAAAACGATTTTCTATATTAAAAGTATTTAATAGATTATAAATCACAAAACTTAAACCATGCATAAAAATAAAATCGAATAAGATCCACATAATATATATTAGTATTCGTTTTTTAAATCGTTTTTTTTTATAAATCAAAATCATGAATATTTGTATAATTGGTTATTGTCATAAATCAGATGGTTTTTTAGGAGCTTCAAATGCACTTGAATTTTTAAAATATAAAGTACATTTATTTCCATATTTATCTTACAAAATGGATAAAAATGAAAATTTAATAGAAGATTTTCATCAGCTTTTAAAAAATATGAATATAAATATTTGTTTATGGTGGAATAATTCTATAAAAAAAGATGACTTTGATAAAATGATAGATCATAATAAATTAATTAAAGATATTTTTTATAATTGGGATCCATTTTTATATGAATATTCAAAATACAATACTCAAAATTGGGTTCAAAGGATATCAGAAAAGAAATATATGTATCAATACATGGATTTTATATTTTCATGTTTTGGTAAAGAAATTTCTATTATAAAAAAAGAAAATATTAATGAAAAAATATTTTATAATCCTCCAGGATTTGATAAAAATATTTCTTATTATGAAGAAAATGAAATATATAAATGTGATATAAGTATTGTTGCAACTAATTTATATCAAGATAACCAAGAATTTCCTTTTGATGCAACAAATTTAAAACGTTTTGAATTAGTAGACTATTTATATTCAATGCGTTCAAAAATAAAATTCCATATTTATGGTCCCATTCAATTTCAAGAAAAATATAAAGATTGTTATAAAGGTTTTATAAATTATAATAATTGTAAAAACATATTTTCAAATTCAAAGATTAATTTATCAATACATCCCATTGTAAATGAACTAAATGATATAAACTGTGAAAAAGAATATTTTAGTGAAAGAGTACCACAAATTTTAGGCTGTAAGGGATTACTTATGACAAATTCTTATTTACATCATACATTAAAACCTGATATAGATTATATATATATTAATCAAGAAAATTACAAAGAAAAAATAAATGATATATTATTAAAAAATGAAAATTATGAAGAAATAAGAATAAATGGTTATCAAAAAGCATTACTTTATTATCAATGGAACAACTGGGCATTAAAAATTCATAATATTATTCATTAGTTTTGTAAAAATGTATTATATTTTTCATGAATATAATCATTATATTTTTGTATATTTTTGTTTGAAAATATTTTATTATAATATAAATTATAATTATTTAATATTTCTTCTAACAATATTGGTATTTCCTCAACTTTTTCAAATATAATAAAACTATCTTTTATAAATATTAAATCTTTATGAATTGAATTTTGTGTCAATATAATTACATTTTTACTAAGTAAATTTATCATGCGTATAAGTTCCATGGTTTTATGATTATCAGAACAATGAAGATTTAAATAAACTTTTGATTTACTATATAAAATATCTCTTGTTTCATCGTATATATTTGTAAAATAGAATGTTTCATATTTTTTACGAAATTTTAAATTTGTTAAAATAGATTCTCGATATTCATTATTTTTCAAACTTAATATATCAATTGTTTTTTGATTTTGTATTGAATTAAAGTAAGGAGGAAGTAAAAAAGTATTTTTATAAATATCTTTAAAATAAGGCATATTTTCTTCACTGTAATCAATTATTTTTAAAGTATTAGGTAATTCTCTGAAATATTTATAATATGATGGATTACTCATTTGTTCAATATTTAAAAAATATAAATTTGGATCATTTTCAATATTTTCTTTTAATATTATACTACATACTTTACTAATTTCACCACATAATATAATTTTATAATTTTGTTTATTTTTTATAATATTATATTCTTTGAAAAAAATATCTAAGCTATTTTCTTGGAGTGGTATGTATAAAACTTGAATTTTATTAATTTGTTGATATTTTTCAAGTATCGATTTTAGTCCAAAAATATAATCTTTATATAAATTATAAATCCAATCTAAGCATATATTTATAAAGTAAATATTCATAAATTAATTAAATTTAAAAAATAAATATAAAAATCTAATTTATGATTATATTATTTATAAATAATATTTCTATAGATAAAAATATTCATTTTATACATCATTTATTTATTAAATATGAAATAAAAATTGTTTTTATAAAAAATAATAATACAATATTAGAAGAAATAAAAAAAAATAATAAAAATCATTTTATATTCATTGATTATATAAATAAAGATTTATGTAAGATAATAAAATTTGTATATAATATTTCTATTTATTTATATTCAAATGATTATACACAAGAATTAATAGAAGAACTAAATAATTTTTATGAAAAAATGGATTTTAATTTTTTTACTCATAATAAAAAATATAAATATATAAAGTCAATACCTATACATTATTTTAATGAAAATAACATACATTTAACAATAGATGATATATTTTATAAGAATAAAAAGGTAGAAAATAAAGGATTTATAGTATTAACGCATGTAAATGATGAAAAAACAAATAAATTATGGAATCACAATATTTTTAAAATTCGCCAATTTCATAATCATAAAATTGTTATTATTAATGATAATAGCAGTAAAGAATATTTAAAATTAGATAATGAATTGTTTAAAAATAATGATTTATATTTTGACATTAATGAATTACAAGATATAGAATGGATTCAAAGTGAATATCCTAAAAGAGGAGAAATACTACCATATTATTATTTATACAAAAAACATTTATTTGAACAAGCAATAATTATCCATGATTCAACTTTTATACAAAAAAAATATAATATTGATACAAATAATATTGATTATTTATGGCATTTTGAACATCATGCAAATGATTACATAAACGAAATAAATATGATAGAAAAATTAGAAAATAAAACATTAATAGAAAGTTATGATGCGAAAAAATGGTATGGGTGTTTTGGTTGTCAAACAATTATTAATTATACATTTATAAAGGAGGTACAAGATAAATATAATATATTTAAATTATTAGATTTTATAGATTCTCGTTCAAAGCGTATGAATTTTGAACGTATTTTTTCAATATTATGTACAGAAATAAACAATGAACTTTATAATAAGAAATCAATATATGGTAATATTTTAGAATATCAAGATTGGGGATTAGCTTTTCAAGATTATATAAAATTTGAAGGTTATTACAAAAAAAAAGATTTAATAAAAACTTGGTGTGGTCGATAAATGATATTTTACAGCGGGGACTATTTTAAATGACACTAAAAAGGGTGTAAAGGTTTGTTTAATTTAATAATTAATGAAAGTAAGTGATTTTATTTCATACCACGTTATTAGTTTGAATTAATACCATATAAAATGGGTTAAGCTTAATGCGAATTAATTCTATATAACTATA